CGTGATATCGAGTCCCACTGTCCTGCTGCCAAGGGCGGTGTTACCACCCCCCACCGGGTCCCACGCATAGAGCCTGCGGCTCTCCGCCTCTGCGGTATCAGGTCTGGGGTTCCTGAGTGCCTGGGGATCTGCTGTCCTCAATCTTCCTAGCTGCAACTGGGGCTGGTCCTCATCCACCACATCCCTGCCTACCAGAAGACCATTTGGCCTTAAATTTTCAATCTGCGGCACCAGATCCTTTAACGGATACCGGAACCCCGTGCGGTCACAGAAACCGAAGGCCCGTTTACCGTTTGCGTAACTGCTGCTCATAACTGGGTATAACCCCCGGGAGACACATAGAACGAAGTTTTATCCCGGTCTGCATCGGCAGCCAGGTTCCACTGTTCCTCATACGCCTGCTTCAATAACGGGACACGTTCCGCCGATTCGGGGCGTTTCATACTGATATGGTAGGCCAGCCCTGCCGCCATGCACGGCATGAACCTGGAAGGAATGTCCACATTGTTGGAAGCAGGACTGCCCGTATCCTCCACACGCTGGATGTAGTAATAGCCCACCTTGTACGTCACGGCTGAATCCGGCACCGGCCATACGTTCAGTGCAATCGCACCGGGGTCTTTCTCGACCCAGAACTGGACGGGCCTTCCCTGTGTCAGTTTATTGGTCAGGTGGGAATACTGGCTGATCGAAATCCGGCTCATGGTGAGGTCGGTCTGCTTGGACGTATCCCCGTCATCGGTACGCAGGAACGCTTCCACGATATCCAACTGGTCGCTGGACAAGGCATAACGACCTGTCCCTGCCGTCAGGGTCTGGCTGTCCTCCTGTACTGTCCACAGGTTCAGCCCACGGTTCTGCCATTCAAGGAACATGAGGTCGAGGCTTCGCCTTGCGGTGCGGTAATCATACCCGCTGCGTAGCTCCAGGCCCGCCCGTTCATAGGCTTCCTCAAGGATATCACTGAGATCCAGGGTAAAAGCATAGGTACCGCTGGTAGCCATTATGCGTGTCTCCTCGAAGTACGCATCGGCTTATTGGCAATCCTTCTTACAGGATTCCTGCTATGGGCAACCCTTTTTGCGGCAGACTTGTTACGGTTACGGCTCGATGGCGCACTGCTGATCTGCTTGCCTGTCTGGGCGCGGCTGATCATCTCTACCCTTTTTTCTTCTTTTTCTTTGCCGTTTTCTTTGCCGTCTTTTTTGCCGCACTTTTCTTTTCAGCCTTCTCTTTCTTCGCTACCGGCTTTGGTTCAGGCTTGGAAGGTTGTATTGCAGCCAACCTTGCTTTGGCTTCCTTTTTCCCCATCGGGTCAGAAACCACGACATCATAACCGCCATCTGCATTTTTGGTCCCGATCTGGTAAATGGGTTCCCCCATCGTGTCAGGATGCAGGGAAACCCCGTTCTGGAAAATCTCAAGATTGCTCATCCTTTCTCTCCATTAAGAGTAATGTTTGACCATCTTCAAAACCACCGTATAGGCATCGCCGGAGCTATGTCCTACGGTTGTAAGCATGATATCCCCTGTCACCCCTGTCCCGGCATTGTTGGTTAATCCGGTGAATTCGCTCATATCCAGCGTATCGGCATAATCCGCTGGCAAATGCAACGCCAGCACATCGGCATCCGCGTCCCAGAGCAACTTGACACTCATCCCCAATGTTGAAAACCAGACCGACTGGATGACCACGGTACTACAGGCTTTCCCGGTCATCGGGTCTGTTTGAAGGGCGGAAACATCCACCTTCTTCACCGCAGCCTCACCCGTCCCATCACTGACATTGGTGAAACTCATCACTACATGGCGAGCGCCATCCTGGATCGTTTGACTTGTTACAGCATCAGCCATTGTTAATCTCCTGTCTTATCACCGGACGGGGCCGTAACCCCGTCCAGTTCACCCAATCACTGATTATTCAAACGGCGTTGCTAATGAGCCATCCCCATGCAGGAACGCTTCACAATGCCAGACCGCTGCGCTGGTGGCTACCAGACGGATCACTCCACCTACCAGCCAGCCCTGTGCCGCTGACCCCAGATCAATGGTGTCATCATCACTGGCATCGGGAATAAACGTGTTGTTATCCGTTGCGGTTGCCGGATCGAAGAGATACGCAAATCCACTGAACAAGTCACTGGAGTTGTCCGTATTGATCTGTCCCGCACCCGTGAAGGTGGTTCCGACAATAAAGGTGTAGTTATACCCCGCAGCCGCCGTAGGTAGTGTTACCACGATACCCGCAGCCCTGTTCAAGGTAAAAACCGTACCGGAATCGGTGGATTCAACGCTCTTGGTGGCAGATGTGATGCTGCTGACGTTGGAATAAGCGGAAAGATATCCAGTCGTTTTGAGATTACCGCTGGAGTCGATATCCAGATTAGTGGTAATCGCACCCGTTCCAGCGGTCTTGCTGATCTGTTCAAATCCGCCTTCAGACCGTACCGGGCCGTTAAAAGTCGTATTAGCCATGTCTTTCTCCTGTCTCGGCTAGTGTCTGCCGCGTCATGCGACAGTCAGGAAAAAGGAAAGCGGCCCGACAAAGAGCCGCTATCCTGTACCGTTTGCTTACGCGCCCGGTGATCCGTACATACCCAATGGATCACTTACCCCAAAAGAGTACCGCTCACGCGCCTTGTAGCGCACGTTACCCGTATCGAAGTCTCCGTCCATCGAGGTTTCCATCGAAGTACGCTCAAAATGCCTCATACCATTCGGGACATCCGTGATGATGTACCAGGAATCTGAGTCAGTCAGGTAATGATTGACTTTATAACCCCCGGGTACCGCACCCATTGACCTTACGGCATTGATATCATTATCAGCCGTTGCTGGTCTGAGTTCAGAGTCCAGAAGACGTTTGGCTGCAAACATACTTGCAGGCGGAATCAGCAGAGTACGCGGCCTTGCAGCGATCAGTAATCCACGCTCATCCGTCAGGGCAGCAATCGTGACAATCGCCGCTTCCAGTGAGGTTTCATTCAGATCCGCTGCTGTGGCAGGACGGTTATCGTTAGTACCGCCATCCACACGCGGGTGTCCGCCGCCGCCGGTCACGCCGTCACCGGACGCAGTGAAGAAGTTAACTCCATCACCTGTCTGGTAACTGTTCGTGAAACCATTGTTGAGCGGGTTCACAGCCTTCACCTGCTTGGTGTACGCCATACCCCTGGCGAGTGCCTTGGTATAACGAGCAGAAAGTGAGTCATAGAGGTTGTCCTCCATAGCTTCTTCCGTAATCGCAAAACCCATTGCAATCGTTTCGTGGTTATAGCGAGCCGTGAATGCTTCCTGTGCAGAATCGTAGGAAATTGCATTCCCTTCGTCCTTCACCGGAGCCGCACCAAAGCCACTCAGCTTTACTTCTTCCTCAAATGAACGGTCAGATGATTCAGTTTCATAAATCACCGCGTGTTCATCCTCGTACTTCTCATACTCCAGGCCGAAAAGGGCGTTAAGCCCCGGCAGGAGTTCCTTCAGCATTTGTGCTCTTGATATAGCCATTGCTAGTTACTCCTTATATGCCTGTTGTATTGGTTAACTGATGACCCGCGTTAAAGCGGAAAATGCCATCAGTATAGGTATCACCAACCGTACTTGTCGGGCCGTCAACGAAGTCAACTATCCTTATCGGTAACGTGTTGGTGGTGGCGACTGTATCCGCATCACAAGCGTTCTTGCTGCGACCAATCGTGGTTGAACCTGCTGTTTGAACCACAGCAAAATTCGCGCCAAGTCCGGTCTGAGCAATCGTTGCATCCCCCTGCATCTTGAACAGGACATCAGGATCAATCAGAACATAACCCGCTGCATCGGAAGCTGCCATATCGGCAGGCCATGTCTGGTTGAACGTCAACTGAGATGTACTTGAATCTGTGTACTTACAGCCCATGAAAATACCTATGGAGGTCAGTGAGGTGGTTCCGGCATCTTTCTCAATAGTTCCCGCCGTAACCAGCTTTACAAAGTCCCCATAGAAAATAGCGGTGTCATACGCTGAGGCAATCTTGATGTGAACAACTTTTCCTGAAAAGGAGCCGCTGCTAGAACAAGTACCAACAGGTTCCGCACCGTTAGGAGTCGCAGAAGTAGCCATAGTTTTCTCCTCTATGCTGCTACGTTAAACACAAAGGCTGCACTCCGTTTTAACGAAATATCAGCCCTTCCCAAAGGTCGTGCGTGTACTTCTTTCGGGTCTCATCAACGGCATACGCGGGTCGTTTTCCCTCATGTAGTTGCTGTCCACCGATTCCATCTGTTTGCTTGCGACTTCCTCATAATGTCTTGTACGCGCCTTCATTTTCTTTTCCGGCGCTTTACACAGAAGCAACCCGCCCTGCTCAATATTCCCTTCAAACTGGGAATTGATATCAGACATAATCTTCAGTTCCGGGTGGTCTTCCCTTTTTACGGGAACCCATCCATCCCTGAATTTCTGGGATACGTTGGTGTTATCAGCGTGGCCCAGAACAGAAGTCCTGATCCATCTGAACCTCCAACCATCCTGCGGGTCAGGAGTCGGTAAAACAGAAGAAGGAACCCAGGAATCATCTTCCCGGACCTCATCTTCACGAGTCATGCGAGACTCTAAAGTGCGCTCATCAGCCATTTGACATCTCCTTGATGACCTGGTTGGCATACTGTTGGTTTGTTAACCCGAGGCGCTTAGCGAGTGCGCGTTGAGTGGACGTTAGCTTCACTTTGCGCGATTTGGCCCCGTTGTTCCTTGCGGAAGGAGCCACCACCGAGGAGGCATTCCTGGTTGTCGAAGTCGCGGGTTGTCCAACGCCGCCAGTACCCAACCAGTCATAGTCATTAAATCTATCTCTCATCCCTTTGTCAATATATTGAAAATACTGATCTGAATTCGGGGCTAACCCGTTGTCCTGCAAGGCTTCCTCATGCAACGCATAGGCATACGCCGTCATCCCCTTTTTAGAGGTGTCCCCGAACCATGTATTTTCCTTCCCCCATGCAGTCGCTTTGGGGTCAGGTTCCGGCACCTGTTGCTGTTGTTGCTGTTGTTGCTGGTAAGCCTGTTGCTGCTGCTGGTAAGCCTGTTGCTGCTGCTGGTAAGCCTGTTGCTGTTGCTGTTCAGGCGTTAGGGGCTGGGGAAGGCTCCGTTCATATTTTTCCGCTTCCTTGAGTTCCGCCTGTGCATCAATCATTTTCCCCTGGGAAGCAACAATATCGTCCGTATTGCCTTCTTCGTGGGCCTTGCGATATTCAGCCTTCGCCTGGTCAGCCGCCAGTTGCGCCTTGGCCTTGATCGTGTTGACCAAAGCCCCTTCCCCGCGCTGGATCAGGGACTCGGATGCGCGGTTCTTGTCTTCCAGGGTACGGATATGGTCCTGCTGTGCCTGCGCCACCTTGACCGCCTCATCGCGCATCCTTTCAGCTTCATGGCGCTCATATTTCAGGGTATCAATGCGCTTCTGGTTTTTTGTTTTCTGGTAATCTTCAAGTTCCCCGGACGATTCCCCGGACTCAGAGTTATCAGTTTCCAGTTCCAGATCAGCTTGTTTCGCCTCGGACTTCTTTTCCTCAGAAGGCTTGGTGATCTTGGTACGGACCCCGAAGAACTTGTCTTCTGCGGAATGACCAGTCTCCGCAACGGGTTCTACATTAGATTCTGTTGTTTCTGTGCTGGTTTCTGTTGCTTCGTTCATACCTTTACGATACCTCTCGGATCTTCAACCACAGCTTCTACACTGTCGTCATTGATGAGCCGGAACTCCTTACCGTGGACGATAAACCGTGTACCGGAATAACTCCGCATCACGATCCAGTCCCCCTTCTTGCAGAAAGCCCCGGATGGAAAACGCTTCGGGTTTTTATAGGCATCCGGCCCCATATCGAGGACAAAACCTATAATGGACCCCACTTCTTCGTTATAAACTGTCTGGGCGGATTTTATGATGCCACCCTCTGTTTTCTCATCCGGTTCAGGTAAGGCAATCAGTATCTTGTAGCCCTTCGGCTTCGGCATCTGACTGGCTTTACGGCCCTCCGTTTCCCCGGAAGGCTCTTTATCCACGATAGCTAACGACTCAGCCATTAGTTTCTCCTGTGCATTGGAAAGTTAGGTGTCCAAAGTCACCTGCACCGCTCCATGCGGCGTATCACGCTTCCTCCAGCTTCTTCTTGAGGTCAAGCAATTCCCGTTCCGCCGTTGCCAGTCCTTCGATCATCCCGCAACAGCGTGTGTATTCACTGTATTCCTTGCAACCACCCGTACTCATGTGGTCGCTCAATTCATTCATCATCTTGCGTAACTGTTCACGCAAAAGCTCCAGTTCATCCATCTATGGCTTCCGGTTAATCATTTTGCATCTTCATCACCCATCATTTCCCTGGCAATTTCCACGCCTAATTTAGCACCTTCCAACTGGTCTTTACTAGCAATCCGCTTGGTTTCAAGCTCTTCCCTTGAATTCTCGGATGCGATCTTCGCCCCCAGTTTTGCCTGTTCAATGCGTTCCTGTTGCGCCATCTTCTCGCGCTCAAGGCCGGATTTATCCGCAGCCTTCTGCAAATCAGTCTGGATTTTCGCCATGTCGGACTGCGCCTTGGCCTGCGCCTGCTGCTGCTTGATCTGCAATTCCTGTTGCTGCATCTGGATTATCGGGTCTTCCGCCTGCTCCATCTGCTTCTTCATCTGCGCCTCACGCTGGTCTTTGCCCGTCAACTGGGCGGCGGCAGGGGCCACGAGCCTTGAAAGCCTGAGTTCAATGTCCTCCGGCAATGTATCACCGGGGGCCGGTAGTCCCACACCGAGTTCCTTCTCGATCTGCGCACGGTACGCAAAGGCAACGTGTTCCGAGATATGCGCCGCCATCGCCGCTTCCGCTGATTTGGCGGTGGGGCTTTTCGACATGATTTCCATGACCTTCGGGTCTTGGATCAGGGCCACATGGGTCTGGATATGCGCCTCATGGTCCTGGTAGATGAATGCCTTGACCGGCTCCCCGTTGATAATGTTCATGTTTTCGGTCACGGGGTCTGTAATGGGAATCTCATCCTCCAGCGGCACGATCTTGTCTGCATCACGGATACCCAGCACCTCCAGCATCTGGCGGTGCAGGAGCGGAAGGTCATACATCTGGGGTGCCTGGACGGCCAGTTGCAATGCCGCCTGGTACTGCATGATTCGTTGCGCCATGGTGCCTGCATTGGGGTCGCTGACCGGGATAATGTCCACGCGGTCATCAAAATCTTCCTCTTTCAGTTCCTGCCCCGGAATCTCATACGGGTAGTCGGTAGGCCCGAAATCCCTCACGATACCGGACAGAATCCGCAATTCCTTGCGCATGGAGGCGTGTAAACGGGCCTGAACCGCGCTCATCACCTTCATACTGCGCTCTAGAATGGCTAAAGTGGTACCCACAGGCGCTTCGGCGTTCATATCCGCCGCTTTTACGTCCCCGGCAGAGGCAAAACGCCTCCCTTCCTCCACAATATCGCTCAAAAGCTGGTACAGGACGTTGGAAGGCTCTTTGTAAGGTAAAAACGTGATGTTATCTCGGATGGCACCGCCCGGAACGTCCACATCGCGGAATTCACCGGGCATGATGGGCGTGTCATCGCCTTTTATGCGTAATCCACGGGATTTCAGGCCGCCGGGGAGGTTGGAAAGGGTTCCCGCGTCCACCAACTGGCGTAAAACGCTGGTTGCGGACTTCGCCAGGCCGCCGATCATGTGGATCAGGCCGAATCCGTAGAATCCAAGACCCGGAAGGTACTGGTAATGGACGAAATGTTCCCGTTTCATCCGCACGGGGTCGTCTTCATACCAGTTCCTGCGGATCGAAAGGATTTTCCGGCTTGATTTGTCGATACTGACCACATAAGGAAGGGCAATACCCGTAGGTTCACCGTTCTCTTCATCCTCAAAGCCGACCAGATCCAGTTCCGCCTGCACTTCAAGGATGGTATGGCGGTTATCGAACTCATAATTCGATGAATCGCCGGTCAATTCGTTGTATTTACGCTCTATTTCGCCCGTATCCGGTGTAGGGTCGGACAATTCGATGTCGCTGTAGAAGCCGGAAACCTGCAATTTACGGACTTCGTTGCTTGTTCTCTTCATTACATGGGTGGCGCGTTCACAGGTCACCAGGTCAGAAGCCCCGTAGCTCACCACGAAGTCTTCCGCAGGCACAAACATGGAACAGGGACGGCCCATGTTGGGGTCGTAGTACACTTTCCTGAACGCGGAACCCGCCAGTGGCAGGGAAAACAGCATTTTCTCTGTCTCGCCACGGTATTCGGTCATTTTTTCGGTAAGGAGGTAGTTCAGGTAGTCCCGTACCCGCTCGGCCTGCTTCTCCTTGTCCCTCGTGATCCCCCCCACCACGGCGGTTTTCACCGGGCCGGAGGCAGGGAAAATCTCCTGTATGGACTGGGCCTGGAACCGTACCACCGCTTCAGTCAAAACAGGATGGAATACCCCGCAGGCACCATCCCACGGCTGGGTCCGGTCTTCATTCTTGAGTCCGAGGAGGTCAAGACCCTTGATGTAAGTCTCCTCCCAGTCCCCACGGCTTTCCCGGTCTGCCTCATAAGCTCCCACAAGCTCGGAGGCAATCCCATGCAATTCGCTGTCATCCATTTCATCCGCAAGGTTGGCATTGTGGTCTGTGCTGCCCGGCATCATCCCGCTGGGGTCAAAATCAATGATTACCCCGCCATCGGGGGTTTCCACCGAAACCGCTTCCGGGTTCACGATATCGATTTCCATTGCAGGGTCTGCCCCTTCCTGAATGAAGGGGTTCTGGCCCATGGGACGTTCAATCGCCATTCAGCTAACCGTTCTTATGGAATGCTTGTGGCCGTGCCGCACCGCTGCCACGGGCAACCGTACCGCCTCCCTTCATCTTCTTCACTTTACCACCCTCGTTGTATTTCACCTTGGCGGTTCCGGGTTTCTTCTTGGTACTGTCGTAATAACTCGGCATGGTTATCTCCTATTTGAACCTTTTGTTAAGCCCTTGATAGCTATTCCATCAATACTTCCTCCTGTTGCAAATTTAAGAGGAACTTCTGGAATTAAATTTCCCTCTGATCTTTCTCTGCCAGTGCGTTGTCTCTCTAATCGAGTCCGTAGACCTTCCCTGCTGCTTTGTGTTCTGGCTCTTGCTCTAGCAGCTTGATCTGCTGCCTTAGCTGGAGTCTTTCCTAGCTCTATAGTGGCTTGTCTAGCCTTCTGATCTGCTACCTCATTAAATTTTTTTATTTGTTCTTGAGCTTTTTTAACAGCAGCTTTTCCATATTTCTTAGCAGCTTCTCTTCCGCCTGATGATAAAATAAGTCTTGCTGCTACTCCTAATGCTGGTAATGCCATTTTATTTTCCCTCAGTAGTAGGCCGCTGTCCTGCGGTACATCGGTTCATCCTCTTCATCGGTATTCAGTCTCAGGAAGCCGCCCTGCCGGAAACGTAGCAAAGCCTGTGTGCTGCTGTCCACAAGGTCATCGTGTTCCCCTACCGGAAAAGAGGCAAATTCCTCGATCACCATCTCCGCAAAACGGGTTTCGGGGCACCATACTACACCCGAAGCAAACAGGTCTGCCACTGCATTGACCCTCGCCACCTTGTCGTTACCCCTGGAAGGGGTGTATTCCGATACCGGAATCCCCATGGCACGGAGTTCAAACACCAGTGGCGCACCGGCAGCTTTCGCCTCAACGATGCAGGCATCGGGTTCCCAGTTGTTGTAGAACTCCATAGCAGTTTTCTTCAGTTCAGGGAACTCCATGCGTTTCTTGTAAGCATCGAGCAGCATGATATTGGGGCGCTTCAGACCCTCATCATCGGGACGGTAGAACACGCCCCAGGTGGTGCAGGCCGAATAATCCGCACGGCGGGTCTTGAGGAAGGCCGTGTCCCATGACTGGATGATGAAATCACACGCCGGGGGTTTTTCAGGCTCCCACCGTTTCCACCATTCCCGTTTCACCAGCGCACCTTCCTCGGAGGTGGGTTCCTGCTGGTACTGGGCCGACCACTTGGCAGAGGGCAATTCATCACGCAGGGCGATGAGTTCCTTCTGGCTCCAGAATTCAGGCCAAAGGGCGTTCCCCGAAGGCATGATGGCCGGGAACTCGATCACTTCCCATTCATCCACCCCTTCCCTCTGGACAGAGGCTTTGACGATCTTGCCCGTGAGGTCGCGCTTGTGCCAGCGGGTCATCACGATAATGATGGCCCCACCGGGCTGAAGGCGCTGCCGTGGACCGGAGGTATACCATTCATAGGTCTTGTCGAACACACCGGGGTCTATGCTCTGCCCGTCCTGCTCGGAATGGGGGTCATCGATGATCAGCAGGTCTGCGCCCTTACCCGTCACCGCGCCGCCCACACCGATGGCGAAGTATTCACCGCCCTGGTTGGTACTCCAGCGCCCTGCGGCCTTGGAATCGGCCCGTAACGCGAGGGCCGGGAAAACTTCCTTGAAATCCTCGGAATCCACCAGGTTCCTCACCTTGCGCCCGAATCCCACGGAAAGTTCTGCGGTATGGGAGGTCTGGATCACCTTGCCGTCCGGGTTCTGTCCGAGGAACCATGCAGGCAGGAGATAGGAGGCAAACTCGCTCTTGGTGTGGCGGGGAGGCATATTGATGATCAGGCGCTTGAGGTCGCCCCTGATAACGCGCTCAAAGGCATCCGCCACCACTTTATGGTGCCTGCCCTCGATAAACGCAGGCCAGACATACTTCACAAATCCCAGAAAATTGTCCCTGGCAACTTCTTTCTTCTTTGTTTCCTCCAGATCCTCCAGTAATTCAAGCACTTCCCGCTGGTCTTCAACAGGAAGGTTCCGTACCTGGCTCAGAGCTTTGGGATTGATTCCTTCCAGCATTTATATTGACATCCTAATCCAAATCCCTCACGACAATCGCGGGAAACTCTTCAACTCCCAATTCTCCCAACGCAGCTAACCGATGACCACCTTCAAGAATATACGGCCCCTCGCTATCTCTAACGACAATTAACGGGCTTATTTCCCCTGACTCACGAATCTCTTGAGCAAGTCTGTTTACATGATCTATGTCATCCTTCGCGTAAAAAAGTTTATGTGGGTCTGTCTCAAAATCTTTAATTTGCACTGACCTAATCCCTGGCAACACTTCATAGTTATACAAAGATGCCGATATAGAACTCATATTCGGCACTTCGCCTTCTCTAACAGATAAAGCAGGTATCCTACCTGTGATCTTCTGCAAATTTTCATAGGGACTTTGGATATTTGCAGAATCAAAAACAGCAATACTCGTGCCGCCTTCTACCAAGTTTCCATATTCATAACCATCAAATCCCTGACCGCTCAATATCTCCCTAGCCGAAGACCCTAGATCCGCAGCTAATGATTCGCCACCATCCTCATGGTGCCGCACATCATCCAGAGCATTGCGATTAACTTCTCTCCGATAATCAATGTCAGAATCATATCTAGCAAACAACCTATCCGCTTCAGAATCCACATAATCCGCTTCTTTCAAGATTCGTGTTTCTATTTCTGAAGCGTTTGAATTCTGGCTAAACACAAAATCCCACACTTCATCATCATCTTTGAACTTTTTGTAGTTTCCCCGTACATCGACAGGAATCACTCGCGGACCAATATCACCTTCCCCAGCATATCGTGACCGCAACCAATCTGCGCCACGACCCTCTGCAAACTTGTTTGCCGTTTCTGGCTCTATTGAGAAATGCGCTCCCATATATGCCGTAGGATCTCCGCTACCACTCATAAAGTAAGCATCTGTAGCCTCATCGTATACCGGCCCTTGCGTAGAAATGTCTTTCAAGGAGAAATCTCGTGGAGACTGTGTTCCGTGATAAGCTCGCCTACTGACCCCTCCTGTCTCTGAAGCCTTGCCGGTACTCTTTAAGATGCCAGCAGGTACGATGGGCAGTAATGCCCCCAGCCCTTCCATCTGGGCAGGGCTGAGATTGAATTCAGGCGCTCTCAGGCCGGGTGGCAAGCCTGGGTCCAAGGTGATGTTCCGTTCATACCAGGGTTTTGACCTGTCGGAAGGAGCAAACTGCAACAACTGTGCCCTGTACTCAGGGTCACGCATGTTGATACCGAGGTTTGTCAGTTCCGCTACATCACCGACACCCGTGGGGATGAAACGTGCGCCCTGCAACATACCGGGTGCTGCATCACCGAGCGTGGTGGGTGAGTTTGGGTAAAGCGGCGTTTCCATCGCGGCCCTCCATCCTTTGCGGAGCAGCCCCGTAATCCCGCTGTCTTCAGGCACACCCCCTTCCACCACCTTTGTGGAATCCTTGCGGCCCACCGGCACAATACCGCCTGTATTGAATGAACGGGGACCGGAAGAGGCCCATCTGCGGAAGCCCACCGGGATAATGCCACCCCCACGGTAACCGGAGGCATAGACCGCCCTTCCCTGGCGCTCTGCCTGTGCTTTGGTGGGGTAGACCCTGCCGGATTGTCCCCATTGATAACCGCCTTGTACTTTTCTAACCGGCATATCGTTACCGCAGGCCCCTGTTGAAATGGCCCACCGTGTTATTCACCGGGATACTGCGCGGAGAGGAGCTTGCCAGCCTCAACTGCACGGACTGCTTCCCACGGGTACGGTGGTTGATGGAGTCCAGCATTTTACCGAGGAAGGCTTCCACCTCCTCCCGTTTCCCGCAACGGGTGCCGGTCATGTTCCCGGAACCATGCACCCCGCATTCGATCTCGTATCTCCACCACGGGCCTTCCCCGCCCTTTTCAGGCGCTTCCACGGGTTCCAGTTTGCTGACTTCATACAGTGCCATCGGTGATCCGGTCTATGATTTCCCTGTTGGCGATGTGCCCGGCGGCGATATCTTCCTTGGACTGCCCGAAATAAGGGACGGCGTGTCCGGTTTCACACATGAGGTCATTAACACAGACCCCACCGGCATTAACCAGCTTACCCAGTATCCTTCCAAACTTGCCGCGCTTTTCCTTGGATGTTTCGATGAGGACATGGCAATCTTCTTTTTCAATGAAATCCTTCAGGTACTGCTTCGCCAAAAGCCCGTACTTCTTCTCCACCTTGTCCCTGGTACGGGATTCCGGTGTGTCGATCCCGTGGAGGCGAATCCTTTGTTTGGTCAGGGTGACAGAGAAACCGAGGTCAATATCACAGTCCACGGTGTCTCCATCAATGATTCTGGTGATTGTGGCCTTGTACTGATACATCATTCATAGTCCTTTTAGCCCGTCCATAGCCTTCACTGTTTAACTCCTCTAATTCCTCCAGGTGATTTACCCAAAACATATCATCAGAAATTTGGAAATCTTCACTCACTTTAATCAGGTCCACCTGTAAGTGCGGGAACTGTTTCCTGAGATGTTCAGCACATTTGTAAGCCAGGGTGACTTCCCTGTATACCCCGTCCATAAAACGGGTTCCGGTAAAAAGAATTGCGTACCACATACAAGTTTCCCCCTTCAGTTTTTTGTGATCAGCCATCAGTCCGATACCTTGACGGTTCCCTGTAGTCCGGCATCCGCAGAACCGTTGACCGAGTAAACATGGAGATGGAATTCGGTGGAGCCGAAGTTGGTGGGGACATCAAAGGAAACGCTCGTTCCCGTGGGAATATCATCCTTTTCCTTGGACCACCCGCCGCAACTGCTTGCCACCTTGATGTTCCATGAATACCCGTCAGGGGAGGTGACCTCACCGGAAAGGGAAACCTTGGAACCCACGGTGGTGTAGGTCTTGGATTCAGTCCATTCACCGCTGGAGTCCAGGGTGAAGTTGATGTCCTCACTGTCGGAAAGAAGCCCGTCCGGTAATTCATTGTCCCATCTCTTGGGAAACGGGTGCGGATCATGTTTCAGCCGGATGATCGGTCTGTCGCCCATGAATTCCTCCCGTAAACAGGGGGATTACACCATCAAGTCCACGAAATGTACAACGGCGGTCGCCACGAAGGTTCCCAGTATGAGCCATGCCAGCTTCTCCCATCTAGCGGAATGGGCATCGGTGGCTTCCCTGAGATACTTCAGTTCAAAGACCGCCTCGGCCCAGCGTTCCCCGCATTCCTTCTCATGGGCCTCGATCCTCTCCAGTGCCTTGAGGGCTACATCCATGGCCTGGTGTGCCGATTTTTCCCTTCGCTGTGTCTTGTTCATGGGATAAAAGAGGAAGCAGACCTTCCTTTATGGTGAACTATTACTGCTGTGATCCAAAACATCCGGCCTGCTCCCCCGTGGGATGAATATACCACAGGATTCATTGAGGATTAAAAAGCAGGCAGCACCGTCACCACGAAGTCCCACCAGAGGTGAGGGAGATGTAACCGACCAGAGTTCACCTTTTTGCTTCCGGTGCTACCCGCCAGAAAAAATCAGGACGTTGATATATATCAACCTTTGTATCAACTTCGCCTTTGTATCAACTTCGCTTGTCCCGGATGAAACTAAAAAAAAATAAAAGTTGATATTGATATGTATTCACTGCTGCTTTGTATCAACGTCTATACAGGAAAAACCTTCGCGGCGCAAGGATGCTTCCCGTTCGTCCGCTGGAAGTCCCCTGTTTTTCTGAAAATTTTTTTTATAAAAAAATCAGGGAGGCAGGATTCCTACCTCTTTTTCCGCGAAAAAAAGGGGTGATGCACTATGTAACACTATGAATCGATTATGGAATACTGGATTTTTGTCAAAAATTGCTCATTATTTGAGTGGAACAATACGTATAACTCTCTAGATCCACGCCTCCTCTCAAGGGGGGTTGGGGGTTGTTTTGGCGAGTTGGGTACTATCATCGAACGTTAATGAAACGTTAACGGAAGCCGGATCCGGGCAGAGAGTCAGACTCATTATTATTAGGGGCTGTTCCAGTTCCGTCAGTGGCGCACCTGGTCATCATTGCCCTGGGCAGGATCGATAGCAGGACCATCGTTGATATCCGGCTCAGTATCCATAGTCGAACCATGACTCATATTTGTCTCAGTGTTCACAGTGTCATCTAGTCCAAGGGCGGCGAGCTTCGCCTTGAGGTCGGCTAATATGGTGTCGCTGCTACGACTGTCTTGAGTAATGTCGAGGCTTTGTTTCTTCATGCCGGACACAGTGGCGAGCAGGTCCAGCGCCCTGATCCGATTGACTCCGAATGAGTCATCGTCAACCGCTTTTAATAGGCGGTCCAGCACAATCTCTCTGTGAGAGAGCGCCTTATCCCTGAGAACCCGCTCACGTTTAGCGATAAGCTCATCGACCATTGCCGACACCTTGCTGTCAGCCAAGAGCCTACTGGAGGCTTCCCGTTGTGTTTTTGGATTCGCACCCGGTCCAACATCATAAGCCAGCCGATAGGCTGCGCTGTTACTCATTGTGCCTTCCGCTACCAGGCGACAGAAGTGTCTTTGTTTTGCAGTAAGTGTGGATTTACCCATATCAGCAATGGTAAGGCTGAGAATCAGACCTCCATCTATATAGAGTGATGATCGATAACTCGCCAATATAGTTGCAATGTGACATTGATGCGTTTAGTCTCCATCCCATGGATGAACGCCTGCGCCTCGGGGCAATACTGGGGCAGGAGACTGAGACAATGGACGACAACGTAATTTTCTGCCGGATGATGATGTTCACGCTGGCCCGTGAGGAGTTGAAACCTTTAGGACTGGGCGTATTCAAGGACAGCGATGTCTGGGCGCGTCCCAAAGACAGGCGCGGCAAGCAATGGTGCGAGTTCTGGGGTCCAAAGATTGACGGCCACGATGGCAATCCGGGGGAGACCTTTTACCACTCCGGTTATTACAGCAATGCCTACGAAGCCCGAAGCGAAGGCTGGACGGCGTACCTGAAAGAGATCGGCGCAGAGGGCTATCAGACCGGCTAGAGGACCGGCAACATACGCGCCCCATTAAGCCGCTTAACTGCGGCTTTCTGGGCAGAGGAGCCGATCAATTTACAGAGGAGACAATGATTATGGAAGGTCTGATCTTCGGACTGGTAGACAACGGGGTACTGATCGCCGGGGCTTATACCGGCCTTGAACTGGATAAGCTTTTTTCTAAGTCAGGGTCAGGGGCGCTTGGCGCGGTTGTCGGTGCCGGGTTGGGGAACACCTTATCGGACGGGTTGGGCGCACTGATCGATCCAACTCTACATGGGGCAGTGGTAGGGATCGTGCTGGGGTGTCTGATACCCCTGGTCCTGATCCCTGTAATTGAAATCCTGAAAGCCCGGAGGAGCGCCGACAGTTCAGTCAGTTGAAACCACCTTGACCGCTTCGCCGGAGGAGAGCGGTCAAGCTAGTTTGAATTTGAAACAGAGGAGACCAGACCAATGACCGACCAATCAACTGAGGCATTGAGAATAGAGGCAATGAGATTGGCGCTATGCCAAAAAATGGATGAAGCCGAGGAGAAAGCGATCAAGTCGCTGGCAGGCTATAAATTTTATATGTTTGGTTACTGGGCAGCCGCCTGGGTGAAATATAACCAACTCGCCAAAGAGATGGGCGTGATCGAGAAAAATCGGCCCTCACCATTCGCCGAATTTGTGAACGTAGCCAAAGCCAGGACAGAGACAGCCGCCCGAAAGGTGATACTGAGGGAAATGCTTGAAAGCAAAAAAGGACACGGTGCCTACATTGAGATTAAGGGAGACCCTCTGTGTGAACGTGAGGGCAACGTGTACGGCCTGATGAGCAAGCTCAATGTAACCTGTGGACATGAATCTGTCGACTCGGCCAACCGAACTAAGAGGAAACTAGAGAGGCACTCTGGTAAGGATACCGTCCGAGTTGTGGAAGGTCCATGCCCCGCTTATGTGGCTGATCTGGCAGCTAGAGGAGACCAGACAGATGACTGATCAATACACATTTATCACTGACCCCGCGCATGGTTGGCTGACCGTGCCGCTGGCTGAGATCCGAGACCTGGGAATCGCTGGCGACATTTCAGCATTCAGCTACATGAGTACCTCCAAGGGTCTCGCGTACCTGGAGGAGGACTCTGATGCACTCCGGTTCATTAAGGCGAAGGGTGTCGATATCGGCGACCGTGAGGCTATTAGTCAGTGGTGCGCAAAGAACACCCGCAGCCACTACCACGATAATCTTAACCACCAGTCCTACCCGCACCCGGTGCGCAACTGCGATCAGTTCACCGAAACCGCCGCCAGGGAGGGTTAGACCATGTTTGCTGTTTTAACCACGGATGAGCAGGGTCTGATTGTCGTGTTATTTGAGGGCACTAGGACTGACTGTGAGAAATTCGAGATTGACTGGGCCGGGTGTTGGAGTATGCGCATCACCCCGGTGATTGACTGATTGACCAGAGGAGACCACGACCATGACCAACCTGATTGACTTGGGCCTGAACTGGATATCTGACACGATCAAGGGCAGGGCGGTGAGAACCGCCAAGCCCACTCCCGCGTTCTGGGATCTGTGGCGACAGCATAAGGAACTCATCAAAGCCGAGGGCTTTGGCGTCTATAAGCCAAACGGCGATTTTCTTATTGTCGATAACAATGAACGGGACCCCGAAGCGGTCGCCGA